AGCTCGTACAGTAGTTTCTACCCGGTAAGAGTAAGTAGCGCCCCGGCGGCGTGGCTAGCGCCCCGGGGCCGGCAAGGAAGGGGTAACTTCCATGCCCGATGACCGTACCCCGGCGCGCCGTAACGCGCTGCTGGTGGACGTCACTCAGGCGGCGGCCGAAGTCAGCCGCTTAGTCCACGAAGCCCACGACCTGCACCTACCCGTCGAGCCGGGTGTGCGTCCCGGCCGCGACGCCCTGGTGCGATGGGCGGTCCTGCTCGAAGACGTGATCCCGCCTGCGCACGGCCTAGGGTCCATGTAGCCAACCACCAGCGGCCCCGTCACCCGGCGGGGCCGTTTGGCGTCTACAGATAGACGTTCGGCCCCTGGTCGTGCTTGTGCGCCCTGGTGGCGTGGCCCCAGCTGGCCAGGGTGGCCGCCACCAGCGGCGAGATATCGGTGGACAGTCCCTTGCGGGCCCATGCCCATGAGTCGGCCAGCGGCCGTTGCCGGGCCCCGGCCACCGCGGCGTTCAAGCCCGGCTGGTCACGGTGGCGCATGGCGCCCTGCGCCACGCCGTCATAGAACGCGCCGGCGGCTTGGGCGGCCTCGCGGGTCGACGGCGTCACCACGTCCACGCCGGCCGCTTCCAGCGGCGCCAGCAGCGAACCCGCCGGGCCCGTCGGGTCGACGACGACGGCGCAGGGACGCCACCGGGCCACGAGCTCGGCCAGCCGCTGCACAACCCAGCCGGTGCCGCGGTCGTGGTTCACCGTCTCGACGTGGCCCAGCCCGTCGGCGCGTCGGCCGGCGGCGGCGATGGTGGCCCATGTGCGTTCCGGGGTGACGTCGGCCGCGAACGCCACCGGGTCGCCCGGCGCGCTGGACGGATCGGCCAGGGCCGTCCATGCTTCGCGGCCGATCACCGTCCAGTCGTCGGGGATCTCACCCGGCCACCAGTTCAGATACGCCCGGCAGAAGTCGCCCAGGTCGAGTCGTTCGTACTCGGCGGCGATGGTCGACTCGGCCACGGTGCGGCCAAGCGCCGGCATGCAGCTGCGCCACGTCGCCGGGTCGGCCGGGTCGGCGCCTTCGCGCGCGGCCCATTCGAAGAACGCCACCGTCGAACCACGCCCGGCGGCCACCCGGGCCCGGCCCGCTTCCAGCTTGCCGCGCAAGTACGCGCTACGGGCCGTCCCGGCCGTCGAGACAACCCATAGCTGCGGCTGCGGCCGGGTAATCATGGTCGGCGACAACCCTTGCTCGAGCCGAGAGTCCTCGAGCGCCCACGCCTCGTCGGCCACGGCCACGTCGAGCACGTCCGAGTGGCCGGCCTTCTCGCCCGGTGCCGTGATGCCGTGGCGGCTTCCGTTGTGCCAGCGAACCGCCTCGTCGCCGCGCTGATAGCGCACCTTGAACTCGTCGGCGAACGGCGACGCCTGCAGGGCGGCCACGTGGTCGTCTTCCCACTTCGCCCGGGCGTGGATACGGTCCTGTGCGCTGTAGAGAACCCGCGAACGCGGCCACGTCCGGCAGCGATGCACCAGCACGGCCAGCTCAAGCGTCGTCTTGCCCGACTGGCGCGGCGTCGTCAGCACCACTTCCCGATACGCCAGCCGGCCGGTTGCCGGGTCGACTTCCATGGCGACGTCGGCCACCTGGCGTTGCCACGGCATGAACGGCACGCCAAGCGCCTCGGCCACCTGCGCCACGGCACCGCCAAGCGTCGGCCGGGACGGGTTCCGTGGCGTGGCCAGCAGCGGTGGGCACTCGGGCGGCGCCGCGGTCAGCACGGCGGCCACCCAGAGTAGTTGCATGCACACACACAACGGGCGACTAGCGCGGGGTCGCCCGGCCGTGTCCCATGGGGGAACCGGGTTCTCACCAGCGCCTCGACGTCGACGACGGTGGTGGTGCCGGCCGGTCGCCCTGCACCTGGTTGCATGCCTGGTTGCACCAGGGACAGCGCGAGAACACGCCATGCGCGGGTGCCAGGTTGGCCAGGTCCAGCGGGTCGCCGCCCTGGTCGGGTGGCACCAGGTGGTGGACGTCGCCCGATCCGTCGTGGCCGCACAGGACGCAGACGGTGGACGTGGCCAGCACCAGCCGTCGCACTCTGCGCCATGGCCGGCCAGTGCGGTGCGGACGCCGGGCCGTGGTCACCGTCGACGCCTGCGCTTGGCCGCCTTGGTCTGTACCCGCTTGCGGCAGGGTGGGCAGCGGTCACCCGGGCCGACGAAGCGCCGGTGACAGCCGAGACAGCGGCCTTGGGCGTGGCCGATGGTCACCAGGAAGTGGCCCTTGGCCATGGCTAGCGCCGACGTCGGGCCAGGGTGGTGCGCGGAAGGGCCAGCGCCGGGCCGTCAGCGGCCCGTACGCCGAGCACAGCGGCGCCACGGTAGGCGCCACGTCGGACGACGGCCACGTGGTCGAGTGCGGCCCGGGTGCGGGTGACGCGGCTGCGGTCCTGGGTCCAGCGGGAACCACCCGGCGCCGGGACGAACCCGATCGACAGCGACAGCGGCACGCCGTCGCGGGCCAGGGCTAGAACCTCGTTGCCGGCTTCGGTGTCCGAGACGTGCCATGCGCCATGCGCCGCGTCGGCTTCGTCGCGCAGCTCGACGCCGACGCCGATTGGCAGCGTCTCGTTGTCGCGCGGGTGGCGGGCGGTGAGTGGCACCGCGGCCGCTTCGACGTCGGCCAGGGCGCCGCGCTCGAACACCTCGACGACGACCCGGCCGACGGTGGGCTCGAACACGCGGGCCTCGACACCCCAGGGCAGCAGCGGCCCGAACAGCACCCGGCCGTCACCGTCGGCGCGGATCTGTAGGTCAGTGGTGAATGCGCGGTGTAGGACGGTCATGCCACGGCCCCTGTCGGTGGTTCGGGTGGCGGGTCGTCGATGCCGGCGATGGGCGGCAGGTCCTCGAGCGCGCGGACTTCGGAACGCAGCAGCCAGCCGGCCCGGATGCCGGACTCGTGCGCTTCGTAGCGTTCTTTCAGCGTGGGCCGCAGGAACCCGCCGGGGTTGAACTTGACGGTGGTGGCCCGTGGCAGCAGCCGGCTTATCGCCTTTTCCAGCTTGGACGTCCACGGCGCCAGCGTGAACCGCAGGTAGTCGGTAGACCGCATTTCCGGGCTCGAATATGCCTCGTGGCCTGCCGTTTCGCCGCCCACCATTTCCGGCGGAATCCCGTAGAATCGGCAAATGGTCGAGACGTTGAATTTCTGCGTCTGGACGAATTGTGCTTCGTCGGGGTTGATGGTGATGGGCTGGAACTTGAACCCGCTACCGAATACGGCGACGTCCCGGTGGCCCTTGTGCCGGGCATTCCAACGGGCTTTGATGGTCTCGGCGTGCTGGGGGTCGATGCGCTGGTCGCTGGTGAGCACGCCAGACGGGACGGCCGAGTCGCCGAAGAACATGGCCCCGTACTTCTCGGCGGCCAACCCTAAGCCGATGGCCTCGCGGGCGGCGCCGATCGGTGACAAGCCCAGCGGCGACCCGGCTTGCGGGAACGCGCGGACGTGCCAGACGTCCAGCGGGTCGACTTCGGTACCGTTCAGCCGGTAGACGGTGCGGACGGTGCCGTCGCCGTCGGGTTCGCGGGTGACGCCCATGGCGTCGGGGTTGACCAGGTCGACCTGCGCGGGCAGCAACCCGGCGCCGCTGCGGGCGGTGATGATGCCGAACGCGTTCCCGCGCAGGCACAGCGATTGCATGGCCGCCCAGACCCAGTCGTGCAACGCCGGGAAGTCGGCCGATGGGCGGCGCAGCAGCGGCGGCAGCTCGGGCAGCTTGTCGTCGCCACGGAACGCATGCAGCGGCAACGTCGCCACCGAATCGGACAGCAACCGGACACAGCCGAAGATGGTCGACAACCTCAACGCCCGGTCGGCGGTGACGGCCTCGCCGGCCGCGGTGGCCTCGCCCTGGTCGGCCAGCAGCTGTTCCAGTGTCAACGCGTCGCGTAGCTGGACGGCCCGCGGCGTCCAGACGTATCGCTGCCACCAGGACAGGGCCACCGGCTACCGGCGCTTGGCCGGCCGCTGCTCAGAGTCGGAAGCTGGCCGCCGGGGCCGGTCGGCCAGCTCAGCCGGTACGACGTCGCCGGCCGCCACCAGGGTGGCCGCGTCCGGGCCCAGGTCGGGCCGGGCGACCAGCGTGTCGACGTCGACCCGGTCGGGTTCGGGCGTGGCCGCGGCCTTCAGCTCGGGCATGTCGGCGTCGCGCTCGTCGGGTTCCCGGTCCCAGTCGCGCGCCTTCTCGGCCAGGATTCTCTCGGCCATGGTTAGCCCCTCACGCCGGTGTCGACCGCGAACGCGGCCGGCTGCGCCAATTGGACGTCGGCCCGCAGGTACGCCAAGAACGCGTATTGCAGGTTGTCGGCCAGGAACCGTTCCCGCAGGAATTGCAGGTTGAAGCTGGTGCGAATCCCGATCATGCACTGGTCCCATTGGCCGGTGAACACATAGGACGTGTCCGCCGACGAGCCGACGGTGACGTTGATCGGGACTTGCTTGGTGACCAGCCGCGGGATGCCGTCCAGGTAGGACGGCGGCGCGATGTACTGGTTGGTGGTGTCGCGCAGCTTGGCCAGCGATTGGGTGGTCCGCGGCGCGGCGATCTGGGCGTTGGGTTCGAAGTTGGCCGCGCGGACGGTGGCCACGCCGTCGACCAGGAATTCCCAGCCCATGGTGCCGGCGGCGGGCGGCGACCCGATGACCGAACCGTTGGCGCCGTGGGCCAGCAGCGTGACGCCGGTCTGGTTCAGGATGCCGCGCGGCTCGGGCGGGGTGCCGGTGCCAATCAGCGCGGCCCGGTCCAGCTCGAGCGCCAGCTGCGCGGCGAAGCTGCGGGCGATGACGTCCTCGCTGGACGGGTCGGCGTCCTCGAACAGCTCGACGGAAAGCGTCACCAGCCGAACCAGCGTGCGCGCGGTGAACGTCACCGAGTCGAAGGTCATGTCGGCGGCGGTGATGGCCGCGTTTTCCGACTTCCACGCCGGGGAACCCTCGACGGTCAGCCGGGCCAGCTTCAGCGTCTGGGCCGTCATGGGCACGGTGATGGCGCCGGCTTGCATGACGCGGGTCTGGTTGCGGGCCAGGTCGATCACCCGGGCCGACAGCGGCGTCGGGACCAGGTGGCCACCGGCCGTCAGGGTGCCTTCGGACAGCGCCCGTTCCTGCTCGGCGCCTTCCCAGTTGCCCGACGCGATGCCGCGTAGGAACTTGTCGAAGCTCGGCGGCGGCTGGTCGGCCGCGGGCGGCTCGACGAGCCCGCGTGTCTGGCACCACTTCTCGAACGAGTCGGTTCGCTGTAGGACGGGCTCACGCGGCGCGGCCGGGCCGGCCGGCCGTCGGGTGGCGGCGGCGCGGACCTCGGCCAGCTCGGCGGCGTGGGCTTCCTCGAGCGCGTCGGACGCCTCGCGTTCGGCGACGACGTGGCCCTGGTGGGCGGCGGCTTCCTCGGCCGACAGGTCGCGGCCTTCGGTGGCCGCCCGGGTGAGAACGGCGTCGGCGGCCTCGCGGGCCGCGGCGCGCTTGGTGCGCAGGTCGTCCAGCAGGGCCACGGTGGCCGCCTTCCCCACTTTGTCAGCAGAGATGGTAGGAAAAGAATACGCCCGACACCGTGGGAAGCGATACCTGGGCTAGTTGGTCTGCACGGTGGCGGCCCAGGCCAACCAGTCGCGGGCGGCGTGGACGACGGAATGGCCGGCGATCAGCACCCAGACGTTGTCGTCGTCGGCGCGCAGCGTCACCAGGCCCTCGCCGGCCAGCCCGTCCAGGGCCTCGACGACGGCGGCGTAGCTGTGCGGCACTTGGCGGGCGATGCTCAGCGCGGTCAGATGGGCCAGGAACTCGCGTTCCCGGTTGGTCAGCCAGGGAATGCCGTCGTCGGCCATTGCTACCCCCGTGACGTCCCGACCCGGGACGTCGCCCACTCGCCGCACGGCTCGCCGCAGTAGATGCCGGTGGTGCAGATTTCCCGGCCGTCGTCGAGCGTGTCGACGTGAACCCAGTACAGGACAACTTGCTTGATAGGGAAGGGTTGGCCGCAGTAGTCGCACCGGGCGTGTCGCCCGGTCACCGGGCATGCCTTCCGGGGTCGCGGTGGTCGTCGGCGTCGAACATGGACTCGGGAACGGTAGTGGCGCCCTCTACCGTCTTCAGAGTCGGTAGGAACGTCGCCTACCGTCTCTGCGTCGGCCGGAAGCGGGATATACAGCTCGAACGCCTTGGCGAACCACTCGCGGCGATACCCGCGCACCTTGCCGTTGTAGGTCCACACCTGGTCCGGCTTGATGCCGTAGGGGCGTAGCAGCTTGGCCAGCTTGCTGGCCGGGCCGCGGACGTTGCGGGCGGCGACGTCGCCGGCCCACCAGTCGCCCCACGGGCCGTCGTCGCGTTCGGTCAGGGCCCGTAGCAGCTTGTCGCTGGCCATGGCGTCCATGGACGAGTCCATGGGCTCGGCGTCGAACACCTCGCGGATATGGGACAGCAGCAGCGCGCCGATGCCGGGGTCGGCGGTCGGGTCGTGGCCGTGCAGCTCGACGGCGGCGGTGCGGGCCCGGGTCGGCCAGTCGCCCCCGGCGGCGTCGGCGATGGCCAGCAGCGGTTCCCAGATATCCACTTGGCGGTCGGACAGCGACGCCGGCATGCCCGGCTTGGCGTGCGCCAGCTCGTCGGCAACCAGCGCGATCCATGCGGCCAGCCGGTCGCGTAGCGGCCACAGCGTCGGCGGCGTGTGGCGGATGCTGAACCGCTCGACGTGTTCGGACTTGGCGCGCCGCTGCATGTGGATCGGTATGGACCGGGTGGCGATGGTGCGCGGCAGGTTGCCGATGCCGGCGAACGCCTTGGCGCAGAAGACGGCGAAGTCGGTCAGCGTCTGGCCCTCGCCGACGCACCGCGGGACGGTGGCGCCGCGGCGGTAGCCCTCGTTCAGCACGCCGCGCAGGCCCTCGCGGCCGTCGCCCCGGTCGCCGAACAGCGCGTCGACTTCGTCCAGCATGACGGTTGGCCGTTCGGCGTCGATCTTGCGGAACACGACGGCCTCGGACGCCTCGACCACGCGCCACGGCCGCGCCACCAGGTGCTCGCCGACCTCGAAGTTGCGCGTCTTGCCGGACTCGGGCTCGGGCGACTTGAAGTAGAGATAGGGCGTGACGTCGAACGCGTCGATGGCGTGGGTGTGCGCCGTCCACAGCGTCACGGCGACGGCCTGGTGGTCGTTGACGTAGTGGACGAACCGGCGGTAGGTGTCCTCGACGCCGGCCAGGATCCCGGCGCCCTCGGCCCGGCCGACATGGACGACGGACACGACGGCCGCGGGTTCGGGCTCGACGTCCTCGACCTCGAGCGGCGCGAAGTCGTCGAGCGAGTGGCGGGCGGCCAGGTGGTCGGCGGCGTCCTTGCCGGCCGCGGCCTTGACGGTGCGGACGGTGGCGGCCACGCCGGCCAGGGCCTTGGCCACGGTGGCGGCGTGGTGGTGGCCGGGTTCGTCGTCGTCGGCGACCACTACCACGTCGGCGCCCGCGAACCACTTGGCGTAGCCCGGCCGCCACTTCCCGGCGCCCATGGCGAAGGTGGTCGCCTCGCCCCCGGCGGCGACGATGGCGGCGACGTCCTTCTCGCCCTCGACGACGTGGATGGTGCGGCCGTCGGCGACGGCGGCCAGCAGTTCGGGCAGCCGGTAGGGAACCAGGGTGACGCCGCGCACCGACCACGCCTTGCCGCCGCGCTTGGACTCGTCGGGCTTCCACTGGCGGAACGTCTTGGGCTCGAACCGGCAGACGCCGTACAGCAACTTGCCGCGCTGGTCCACGTAGCGGTAGGTGGTCACGGGCTCGCCGAACGGCGTCCACTCGACGTCGCGGGCCGGTGCCAGGTCGGCCGGCTGCAAGCCGATGGCGGCGACGATGGCGTCGAACTCGCACCCGGCGTGGCAGCGCAGCAGCACCCGGCCGTCGCGGCCTTCGGTCACCGACAGCGACGGGTTGGCGTCTTCGTGGGCCGGGCACGTCCAGTTGCGGCCGTTGTCGCGGGTACGGCAGTTGGCGGCGACCAGGGCGTCGCCGACGCGCTGTAGCGGGGTCACGACGTCCACCTGCTGGCCTCGGCCTGATCCCACGTCCACATGCGGTGGCGGCCCCACCATGTCCCGGGCGATTCCCGGCGGCGTCGCCAGTCGTCCAGCCGGGTTACACTGGCGCCGAACTGCTCCCCGGTGGTGGTGGTTCGGTGCGGGGCCGGTCGCCAGGTCGGCCCCGTTCGCTGTCTACGCAGCTTGGTCACCGTCGCCCCTCTCGACCCGGGCGCCGTCGTCTGCCATGGCGGCCACGGCGGCCAGCACGCCGACGTCCTCGACGTGGGACGGGTAGCCCTGTTCGCGCCGGCTGCGCTCAACCAGGGCGGCCAACTCGGCTGGGGTCATGCGCGGTCACCGGCCGGGATAAGGATGGCGGCCAGCTTGGCGCGCTGCTGGTCGGTCAGCGCCGGGGTGCCGGCGGCAATCCTGCGGACGCGGTCCTCGGCGTGCTTGTAGCGGGCCTCGCGGCGGGCGTTCTCGGTGGCCTGCTGCCACTGCTCGCGGGTCTGGGGTCGCGGGTGGCGGGGTCCGGGCATATCCGGGCTCCTTGCGTGCGGAATCGCCCAGTCCTTGCGGGACGGTCGACTCGTACGCACAGCCCGTACGACAGCCCTTACTGACAACGGATTCTAGCGGCTATGTCAAAGCGGGATGCGCATGCTGTCGGTGCCCGGCGGGAAGGCGTCCAGGGCGGCGACGACTCGCTCGTGCTGGACTGGCCGGTTGTGGCCCTGCGGGCAGATAAGCTGCCACGTCACCCCGCCGTCGGGGCGCTGGCGCGGGTAGGGGATGACCGGCTGCTTGTTCACGGTGAACGGCTGCACCTCGACCGGGCCGCCGTCGGCCAGCCGGGCGAACCGGGCCAGCCGCGGCGGGTTGGGGTCGCCGTCCCGCTGGCATGGCCGGCAATGGATATCTAGGACCAGGTAGCGCGGCACGCCGCCTACGCCCGCCACAGCAGCTCAACCCGGCTCTCGTCGAACCCGGGGCCGCGCCGGGTTGCCGGCGACACGACGACGGCTTCCAGCACCAGCCGTAGGACGTCGCGGCGCTGTTCGAGTGTCCAACGTTGCCACGCCGCGGCCAGTGCGCCGGGCTCGGGGCCGACGTCGGCCAGGATGGCGGCTTCGGCTCGGCGGGCCAGACGTTCCCGGGCCGACCGGATGCGCTGCTGTAGCACCGGCCGGGCGGCCAACCATTCCGGCTTGCCGATCTCGTCGCGGGCGTACATGGTCGCCATTTCGGTGAAGCGCCGTTCGTCGGCGACCAGCTGGTCGCCTAGTTCGCGGTCGCCGTTGGTGGCGCGCAGCTTCAGGAACTCGCCCAGCTTCGGGCCGTCCAGGGCAACCAGCACGGCGTCGGTGACGTACCGCTCGAGCGGCCCGGCGGCGACGACCAGATGCACCCGGCCGGCTTCGCGGTCGCCGCCCTCGCAGCCGTAGCGGCGGCCGGACTTGTCGGGCGCCCGGGCGCCGAGTGCGGCGCCGTCGACGGCGCAGCGCAGGATGCCGCCGACCAGCAGATGCACGGGTGGCCGTCCGGCTTGGCTGCGCCGGGCCGGGTTGGACAGCGTGGCCTTCAGCTGTTCGTGGGTGGCGACGTCCAGAATCGGCGGCCACTGGCCGTCGGCGACCTCGACGCCCTTGTAGACGGCCCGCGAGATGTAGCGCGGGTTGGCCAGCAGCTTGCCAAGGTTGCCGGCCGAGAACTTCGCCGCTTGCACCGGGCGCAACCCGCGGGCGTTGAACTCGCGGGCAATGGACCGTAGCGACTCGCCGCGGATGACCCGGCGGGCCGCTTCGCGCAACACGTCAGCTTCGGCGGGGATGATGGTCACCTTGTCGGCGGCGTACCCGTAGGGGCGGGCGCCACCGGGGACGGGACGGCCGGCCATGGCGGCTTCCAGCCGGGCCCGGGCCACCCGGACGCTGATGTTGCGCGATTCCATGCGGGCGAAAATGGCGATGATGTCGCGCATGGCCTCGCCGGTCGGCGTGGACGTGTCCAGCGACTCGGTGACCGATGCCAGCTGGACGTCACCGCCGTCGCACATGTCCAGCACGCGGGTGAAGTCGGGCCGGTTGCGGCTCAGCCGGTCTAGCCGCCAGCAGACGATGAGCCGGCCCACGCCGGTGCGGGCGTCGGCCAGCAGCCGTTCGAACTCGGGCCGACGCGCACCCGAGAATCCCGAGATGCCTTCGTCGCGGTAGATGCCGGCGACGCGGTGGCCGTGCAGCTCGCACCACTTGAAACAGTCGGCGACTTGGCGGTCCACGCTGGTCGCTACGCCACCAGCGGCTTCGGTGCCCGGCTCGCGGTCCTCGCTCAGCCGGGCGTAGATCAGTGCGTCCATAA